CAAGGTTACGGTCACGTTACCCGCGCTCGAAGCGGAGGTGTGACTTTTGATCTTGTAGTGATACCCCAGACCATCGCTCAGGTTGGAGTAGACCCAGCCCTCAGCGTACTCATTGGCTGTCACTGCGGTAGCGCCAACGGTGATTATAACCGATTTGTCACCAACAGAGGCAGTACCAAGAGCAGTACACTCAAGGTGGTTAGCCTGTGCAGCCTTGGAAACACAGAGCTTGCCAACTGCTAGGGTAGAAGCGCCGTTCAAGAAGTAATAGAACACGCGACCATCAGCAAGCTGCATCCGGGTTCCGATTTTGTGGTTAGCCGTTGAGGACTCACTGAACAGTCCCTGTTGGATAACCAGACCAGTTGTTACTTCAAAACCTCTTCCTGTCATGATTTTTCCTCCTTACCGCGCTATCCCCTTCGTGGGGGACAGTCAGGGTTAAATGGGGGGCTAGGCCCCCCTCCGGTTGATATTAGGTGGTTAGAGCGGACATGTAGTAGTGGGCATTACGCCTGGTACAAACCATGTTACCCTTCCACAGAATCTGCATGACTTTGACCGTCTGGTTGGTAGGAACCTTCCAGGGAGTCCGGGCGAAGTTGCCTTTCTTGTGGACCACGAAACCCCAGTGCCGTGAGTTCAAGAAGAACCCAGCGCCTGAAGGACATTTGCCATCAGGCCAAACCTCAGCCTGATCCAACATGAAGACGCCATCAAACCCAGCCTTTGCAGCCTGAGGAGATACCATCCGCTGAGCCTGTTGGAGTTGGTTCAGCCAAGCATCACACAGAGCATCCGTAAGGATGATCATGTCGGGCTTGTCTTTCTTTGAGTCGCCAATCTTGACCGCAGTTCTAGCAGTACGAAGAACCGCAGAGGTGATCGGGGTGCTGGTTGAGCTAGCATTGGCTTTCCACTTGCTCATGTCGGATTCAGCTATCCCGCCGTAAGCAGTTGTGGTGGTCGTGCCAAACAGCGCCAGGAGACCATCAAGGTCCTTGTTGCTGTTGCCAGTGCCATCAGAGTACAAGCCATCCGCCAAGTCCCACTGGATTGACATCTGGGCGTTCTCCAACTTGGTGATCAACATGTCAACTTCCTCTTCCGGGCCTGCATTCTCAAGCTCTTCGTCCCAGGTGATGGTGACGTTGACGTAGTAGTTCCTCCAGTTGAAGATTGCGGAGTTGGCTATCGTCTGGTGACTGGTGTCCAACTGGTCGGAACCGTAGAAGGAACCACCAACCATACGATCATAGGTCAAGGGGATTTTGATCTCTCGACCACCGGAGGGCTGGCGAAGGGGCTTTTTCAGCCCGCGCCGCAGGAGATAGTTCGAGTCAAAGTATTGATCGAACGCTTTCCCGCCATCAGCCATCCAGAAGGAGCGAGTCAAACTTTCGAGTTCAGTTCTGCTTAGTGCCATTGTATTTCCTCCTAATAGGATTAGGCGTCATGACACTAAGGGTTGATTATTAAACAACACCTTGTGCCTTACGCCGTTCGAGTAGTTGTCTGGTAAGAACGTTTCGTGTTCCTCCAGCCTCATCGGTGTTGTCGAGTTCAGAGTCGGGGGTAGGTGCTTCACCACCGTGTGAACCGTCCAATGTTGCCGCGAGACCTTTGGCACGAACAGCCTCTATTGCCTCTTTGCGGCCCTGCTTTACACCCTCGGTCCTAGCTGACTCTATCTTGCTCTGCAGATCAGTGATCTGTGCCTCAAGAGCGGGCATCTTCACAACCTCATAATAGGCAGAGATAGCATTGTGAATTGGATTGTCTCCTAGAGTCTTGCTGAGTTGGGGGATAGCAGGAATGAAATCTTCATGCCTAGCCGCAAACTCGTCAAGCCTGGACTTCAGCGCCTTGGTCTGCTCTTCCTCTTCCCGCATCTGCTCATACTTCATAGCATTCCTAGCTTCTATCCTAGCCTCAAGGTTAGAAAGAAACTCATGCGGATTTTCGGTAAAGGCATCAACAACTTGCTGTGGGTCTCCACTTGACAGTAGGTCGTCCAAAGGTAATGACTTGGGTTCAGGCTCTTTTGTTCGCACAGAACTAGCTTCGAGCTTTGCCAATCTCTCTTCCAGAGTGGAAAGCTTTGTCTCAGCTATAAGACGTGCCTCTTTCTCAGCCTCTCGCTGGCTTATTACTTCATCCAGGCGAGTCTTTGGGATGCGAGCATCATCCTTGTCATCGTCCTTGGTTCCCGGAGCATCATCCTTAGATTTACCTTCCGGTTCGTCAGTCTTTTCCGCCGCTCCCGGCGAGTCCCCCTCAGGTTCTTCATCAGCCTCTAGCTCTTTGAGTATGGCATCATACTCATCTATGTCGGGGTTGTGGGTTTCGAGTTCTTCGTCAGATGAGGCGAAGTCGTTCAGGTCTTCGATGACTTCATCGTGACCATCACTGGTGTTTACATCTTTTTCCTTAGCCATAATTTACTCCTTTTTGTTAGTCGTTTGGGAAAAGTTCCTTATAAACCTCTTCTGTCTTTTTCTTGCGCTTCTTTACTGATCCCTCCTTTCCTATAACTTCTTTACCGTAACCGTAGTAAGTCTGCTTCCCACCAGTGGTGGGCTTAATCTTACCTCTAATCTTGTTGAGCATACCCATCATCTTTTCGTGTATAGCCATCTTAATCCTCCTTCTTCTCCTTTGGTTTACCGGAACCGCCGTGTTCTCCCCTCCACATGCCAAGGCACTTACCAAGACGATGTTTCATCTCAAGCCCTTCCTCCTTGGTGTCGTGCATACACTGTTGCATGAAGGAGTCTCTGTCTTTGAATGATTTTGGATCAGGCATATCTCCCTCCTAGAAATCACTACACGGCGCTTCGTTCCTTTTGTTACATTCGCAGCGTGGAAGAGTCGGATCAAAATAAGGCCAGCGCCGCTGTGGTATGTTGAATCCGTAAACCAAACCATTGTGTGTGGACATGATGTCTGAGTGCCTGAGACCACCAGCATGATGAAACTTAATCTTGATACCACGGCCCAAACAAAACCCTATCCAGAAGTTGTTGGAAGGAACCTGGTAATCGTACAGTGACGCCCAGTTAGCTCCAGACCCAAACACATCAATCTTCCTATATCCACATGCTACGGCAAGGGCTATCATAGAATCCAACGTACAGCCGATGAAATCAGTCTGTAGCTCCTCGAACACTTCCTCCCTTGGATAAACTATCTGGTGGAGGTGTGGAAGGAACTCCCAGTACTCTCTAACCACATAGGGTACGTTCCATTCCTGCGCTTGCCTTATGGCTTGTCTGTGAACATAACTTCCTCGGAGCCTGTTAAGCTTCTCCTTGAAGTCGTGAATCTCGAAAACAACGTCAACCGGGCGTCTGTTGAGTATGTTGTTCACTCCCCATATATCAACACCGCATCCCCTTGGGGGACAGGTTGACCACCCAGGACCAAGACCACATATAAAGAGGTGGTCCCTATCAGGGTTATCCAACTGATACAAGTCACCACCGTAGAAATGTCCTATCATTAAACACCTCCTACATCTGTGTCTGGATGTCTTCTGGGTTAGTAATGATAGCGCCCTCAAGTTCCTTGTTCTTGTACTCGTTCTCGACAGTTGAACTGACCGGGGTCTTGACAAACGCCTGATATTCAGCGCTGTAAAGATACATGTGATCAGGATCAAGCTGTCTTACAAGGTCGTGCAGGCAGACGTTTTCTACCGTCATGTCAAGCAACTTCCTCTGTAGGAAGTGTGAGTTAACAATGTCAAGTGATGTTTCTGAGAGCCTTATTAGCTCTATGTCTGGGCGCATGAGGTCTTCGGGTCTTAGCCTAATGTTCTTCTCTCCAAAGATGTTTTTCTTTCTCATTTGAACCTCTCTTTGTAACGTGTCCTGTAGTTTGCCATCCTCTTGTTCTCTGTCTTCTGCCATTCATAGACAGGCTCTGGATGGGGCTCGGCGTACATCTCATCAATCTTCCTGACCATCTGCTCCCTTGTTTCTATCCTTTCCTCCCTCCCCCGGTTGACTAATTCAAGGTCGTTGACGATGCCGTTCATGTCCCTAATAAAGGCAGCATCTTGCCTCTTAACGAATGGGGCCGATACCAATCTCTCCATGTCCTTGTTGCACTTAGGACATTTAGGGATACAGTAATCGTTCATTTTGTGGAAAAACTCTTCCATTACCTCGCAAGCATGACAAACATAATCATACAGCGGCATTAGGACCTCCTGCCTTGGCTGCATCAGCCTGGGCCTTTTTCATTTGGTTCACTGCGGCGTTGTACTCGCTCTCATCCATGTTGGCGATTTCCTGCACCATCTGGATTACCTGAGGCGAGACCCCAAGGGCTTCCATCCTCTCAATGGTTGCACCAACAACACCCATTTCCATCCTCTTGATAACCTCAAGTCTGTCGGGCCAATCAAGTCTGATGAGTAATTCTCTGGTGTCGATAGCTCCTTGAGCATGGAGTTCCTTGGCCTCTTCTCTCTGTTGCATCCTGGAGGTTGGCATGGTAGAACCAGATACCACCGTGAAGTGGATGGGTATCATCATTTGAGCACTGGTAATGCTGTCAACCTCGGTGACCCCAGCCTCGGTCTTGGAGAACATGATCCTGTCCTCTGTGTACCAGTTCTGTGCATGAGACAACCACATCCTACCACGATCTCTTAGCATCCTGCCGTAGCTCCTGATCTTTCCACGCAACATGGTGTGCATAGATTCGATGATGGTAGCAACGGTCTTGTATGCCATCCTACCTTTAGCGATACTCGGATCAGTCATATCAAACACCCCAGAGATTTTGTCGAACATTTCTCTGTAGATGTTTAACACTAACTCAATATCCCTCTGCGGCGGAGGGGGTTTCATGAATCCAATAGCACCAGCAACCACATGGTTTTTCGGTCTCACAACTTGGGCAACTTGATTTGTAAAGTGGCTGTTTGGTATCCCCGAATCTTTCGGGTTTATCACAGGACTTCTTACTGCCTTGTCCTTCATTACGTTTAGCTGGCTTAGACATTTGTCAATCTCGAAGTTGAGCATCTCCAGTTGTTCTATGGAGCTAAACCCCCAAGGACTGACTACGTCCTTGTTGGATGGGGTTAGGGTGAATGGAAACTTATCCCAGAGATAGGTCTTTGATGCCATCTCAGGTGGCAGCATTGGGTTAATCGATGGGTTCTTTCTGTCACTGAGAACAACGTCACCCATGTTACAGGTTGTGATACATCTCACATTGCCCGGATACTTGTTACGCATCTCGTATTGGGCTTGCTGCCTCATAACCTCTCCGGTTACTTGGTCTATGTTTATTTGCTCAGGACTGATAAGAACTCTCTCCTGGGTATAGTCCTTGACCCACAACTCCAGGACTAGGACCTCATCCTCCTTACCCATCATCTTAGCAACCTTATCAACGTTGCCCTCAAACGAAGCGTGATCTACCCCATAATCTCCGGTTTCGCCAGGTACTGCGCGAGTGGTTCCACCGTACACCTCATGCCTACCCTCTCCAAGCTCTTTCCTCCAGGACCTGTCTGACTTTATACGGTCTGCCATGTCGGGCCATCTGCGTCTTGCCTGGTTGACTGGTATGGTGTAGTAGTATAGTGCTGCTTCCCACTTGTGGGGACGCTTCTCATGCAAAGGCCAAAAGCCGAAGTAGTGTGGATCAATAGATATTGTCTCAACCTCACCAAGTCCGTTATTGAGCATGGGGTTGAAGATAACCTTCTCAACTACACACCCACACACCTCCGCAGTTAACACTGAGTCTGCGTAAATATCTTGCTGCTCTGTCTCGGCCCACCAATAAGTGGATGCCTTGTTGATTAACCGGGCGGGCTCATCAGCTTCTGACTGTATATCAAAGGTAGGGTTCTGATCTGTCAGAAGATTACATGTCCTGGAGATGTAAGTCCAGATCATGTTAACCGTAGAGAGCCTTGCGTTTCCTTTTGATCTCCAGTGTCTGGCCCGGAACAGTTCGTAGTTCCTAAACCACTTCTGAGGGAGTTTCTTTCTGCTCTTGTCTTCTATTACTTTTGCGAGAATGTTAAAGCAATGATGCCCAACATTCTCATCTCCCTCCACTGGGATGATGCACTTTATGGCTCTCTTCTCTTCCTTCTGCAGAGGCTCTTTCTCCTTGGTTGCAAAAGCCCCACCTTCCCCGGTCTTCTCAATCTCTGCCATCTTATTTCTCCGTCTGTCTCATCCTGTTGTAGCATCGTATCCCATCAGCAAATTTGTTCCCCTTTGGAACAACCCTACCACAGCCACAGGGACAGTCACCGATGATGCTCTTTACATCAAACAGTTTGTGATTCTCCAGCATCAACAGGCTCGACTCTTCAGGGTTATTGTTTAGAAGAGGAATAAAGAGGTGCTTGTCTCCACCCTCATCAAAAGCATGGGGACACACGAACTCCTGTGGGGGATCAAACTTGTTTGGCAAGGGCCAGCTTTCACATCCCTTGTGGGGATGAATCATTGATCCATTCATCGGAACCTCAAGCTCATTGGCCTTGACAAACCCAACACGATCCCTGCAGTTAAAGCAAATGATGTTCATCTCATTGGGGATGGCGTCATCCACCACCTCTTCCTCTACCTCATTCATCTCATCCCAATACTTTACATAAGGTCTCATTAGAAATACCCCCTAAGTTGGTCCGCTCTTGCGGCGTTTGCGTCAAAGTCTCTCGGTCTTTCCTGACCTGTCTGGTTGTATAGTTCCTCCAGTGCTTCGTCACTAAAGTCCGCAGGGAACTTATGACCACCCTGATCAGGAGACTGTAGAGCCAAGTCGAAGTATTCCTCGCTGACCTCATGTGGTATGAACTCGCTCTCTTCATGTGGTATGAAGAACCTACCACCTTCTGATGTTCTTGATCCTAGCCATACACCGCCGAAGAGTATTAGTCCCCCGGCAAAAACACCTAACACAAAAGCCCCAAAACATGCTAGTATTAGTTCTACCATCGGTAATCTTCCTCCGGGTCTTCTACAGGATAACGTGACATCCTGTAAAATTCGTTTGCAAATTCCTCATACTGATCCTGGTACTCACCACCTGGTTGCTCTAGCCTGTCTGACCACTTATGCAGTGTTGTCTTTGGTGGTTCCTTGAATAACTCAGGATCATACTCTGAAAAGCCAAGCATCAAAGCGTCAGCGAAGTCGGGTGATTTAATCCCCTCTCTACGCATCTTCTCCTTGGTCCATATCGCTATCTTCTGGCTACTGTTGTATTCGTACCTTAGGTTAGATAGCTGTTCCACTAACTGAACCATCGCCGTCTTCGATAGCTTGTCAGCTATCGGTTTCAGCGAGATGCTTCCCTCTTCAAACCTTGACCTTAAATCCCAATAATACTCTGCTCTCAGGTTGGCGAACTTGTCTGGCTGGGTTGACTTCCTACTAACATCAACCCCTGTAACGTTGTGGCCTAGTTCCCATAGTCTGTCAACTACACCGCCACCAACGCCAGCCTCGTCTATCCTGATGTCATCGGCATCCATGTAGGCAGTAAGCTTTGAAATCTTACCCGCCGTGACCATGGTGCTCTGTCTTGGGTACTGCCAAACAGCTACAACGCTTACCCCTCTGATCAGGACAAATACCGTCTTGTTCTCTCCATACCTGGCAATGTCAACACCACATGAGTCGAACTTCTTTCTCATTAAACGTTTAGGGTAAGATACTTCCCTCTTCATCGCAGCAACTATCCAATCCTTGGGGATCAGGGTGTAGTCGCTCTCAAGGGGAAACTCTCCCTTGACTCGAACACGATATACGTCAGATTCCTCTCCGTACTCAACAGCTATTTCCCGGATAAACCTTTCACTAACAAGCGGCGATTTTTCGCCGTTGAAGGTAAGGCAGTTCCATGGCTCTCCGTCCCATAGCTCATGAGAGTTGTAGAAGAACCCAACTGTTCTGGTCGGGTTCGATGTCATCACGCAACGGTTATTGACATCAGTTAAAGCACCTCGAACAACTGTGAATACTTCCTCAGCCACACCCGAAGCTTCCTCAATTATGAACAACAAGTGCTCGCCGTGGAAGCCCTGTAGTGCTTCGGGCTTTTCCTTCCTGGCTGTTCTAGCAACGGCAAACCATGTCTTGTCGTGATCCTTGTGGTAGAACCTGTCACTGGTCATGACGAAGTAGCTCTTAAAGAATGGATCAAGCTTGTTCCACCACTTGGCAAGTTCTGACCAGAGAACGTCTTTTAACTGTGCCTCGGTTGGTGCGGTACAGGGACACTTTGAGTGCTCCCTGGTATACATCCACCAGAGGATTATCCAGGCATCAAACGCAGTCTTGCCAGTACCGTGACCAGACTTAATGGTCACATGGGTGTTGCTGGCTATTGCCTCAAGAGCTTTCCTTTGTTGATCTGTTGGGTCTGCGCCCAACATTTCTATTACGAATCGGTAAGGATTGTTCACGAACGGAGCCATCTTCCAAGACCAGTACCTCAAAGGATTCTGGCGCTTCATCTCTTCCTCTATCAGTGCCAGTTCCAAGTCGTTCAGGCTCTTGTCCGCTTGTGATTCGCTCTTGAGCGCTTCTAATTTCTCTTGCTCTTTGTTCAAGGACATCAAACGGTACTCCTGTAACCTCAGCCATCAGAATCTCTATTCTCTCGTTGAATGTGAAGTCCGCTCGTACTTCCTGCTTCTTTGATTCTGTAAGGTTGAGTATCTGGGTTGATAGGTAGTTAGCTCGGTCAATGTGGCCTAGCTCAAGAGCCTCAAGCAGGATACCCTTCTTTATTGTCCATGAAGCAGAGTTGAGAGCTTTCTTGAGTTGGGCTGCGGAGTTACAGTTCATGATCAGGTCGTATGCTTCTCCAAGTATCTCCTTGACCCTGATGCTTTCTACAACCCTAGACTCCGTAGCACCGCCGTCCTTCCTTTTCCTCTTTGGATTCTTTCGGCTGTAGTTTCTAGCCATTACAGTTCCTTACGAAGCTGAGTTGTGAACGATAATCGCGGTGATATAGTTGTTATCCCCTACGATGTCAACCGAAATGATTGCTTCATTAGTGCTATCCAGAGCTTCAATGTACGCCTGAATAACAGCCATCGTAGCATCGTTGTTGATACCGCGAAGTCTCTTGACTACTGCGTTATATGCTGCCATCACGTCCTCCTATAGTATTTTAATTGTTACTCTTTTGAAGTCCTCAATGGTGTCGTAGAAAGCGTGTCTCAGAGCCTGGAGTATTTCGGCCTTGCTGTACTTGGGCTCCAGGTATTTCTTCGACCTCTTTTCTATTAGACGTTTCTCAGTATGTGCGAGAAGAGTTTCTATGACCTCAGCCTCATCTTCTTCGTACACAACATCCTGCATGAACTCACCAACGTGAGTCTTGGCATGACGTATGATTGCGAACCTGAGAGCCATTACTTTACCTCCATGAATAAGTCGCAGAGTTCTAGGTCGTGAAGGGAAAGCTCTTTCTTTCCGTCAAGGTCTTCCAACATCTTCTTGATGATGCCCTTACCGTGATCACCTAGCTCAATGCTCTTTGGTTTTGCCTTGTCACTCCATGTTATGGCATTTTTCCCTACCTTGATGTCATCCTTTTTGATCTCCTTCTCGTCAAAGCCAAGCTGATCCGAAAGCTCCTTAACCACCTTGAGATCAACTAGGCTACCCTTAAAGTTTTGTAACATACCTAATAGCCTGATTCTTTGGGGAATACTGAACTTCATAAGACCTCCTTATTCAGTTGTGTAGTTTGCAAGTACCTGATTGTACTTAGCTTTTATCTGTGCAGATATTGTAATCATATCTGCCTCAAAACTGTCTGCGTCCCAGTCGTTTGGACCTGGTGAACCAACGTTGAATTTTCTATTGATCTTCTCAAGCACAGCCCCATCCTCGTCAATGGCTTCCCCCATAACGACAGCGTATGTCTGCCACTGCTCGACATCGTCAATCATTTGTAGCTTCCTTGACACCTGGAGGGTTACTATCCTGATGTCAACACACGGTTTGGTTAGGTACTTAGACATGTTATACCTCCAATAATTTTAGTTTAGCCTGTAGGTCCTCAATCATTTTCTCTTGATACTCTAGCCTCTCATAGAGTTGCCAAATGGCTCCATTGTGTAGGCGCTGTAGCTGTGCGCCGTTGATAAGTCCACCCTCGCTTGTCGGAGCACCAAGTATTCCAGCTTCTACCAGGGAATCTTCATTGTACTTAATATGCTCATCAAACTTTGATCTGATAAAGTTCTTAGACGTTGACAGTGTCAATGCCCTGACAAGTTGTGCATCATCATACTCGTCAAACGCTGACCCGGTTCCATCGTAGAAGTAATCGCCCTCTGCATCAACTATAAACTTTGTACTAGAACCAGACCTAACGATAAAGATGTTGGCATTCGCTCCAGGTGTGGTAACGCCAGTTCCACTTTTAATCCACGCTCCCATCATTGTTGGTGCTGTCCCAGCCGTTGTCTTCGTTGTGTTCTCAACGGTATACATAGCAGTTATTGAGAGGGCTAAGTTGTCTTCGGTGTACGCCCTTAGACCAAGTCCACCAAGGGTTGCGCTTGCCTTAAGGAACTCAGCATAGGTTGAGGTAACAACATAGTCAGTAATTCCATGAGCAACATCAGAACTCTGGAATTGCATAATCAGGGTGTCATTAGCTCCCTGATTTATGGTAAGGCTATCAAGAATCCTGGAGGGTGCGTTATGGTTTGAGTAAATAGCCCACTCAGATGTTACCGTTGCCCCATTATCTACCCTTGCTGTTATGTAAATTGAAGACATACTGGTTATGGTCCCAGCCGCATAACTGTATGGATAGATAAGTAAACCGTATGCGTTGTCAATCGTACCAGTACCTCCGGTGTAGAGACCGTAGGTAATAGCTTCAGCCGCTAAAGTTGCTAGGTCTCCAGCACCCTGTAGCATTGATTCAACATACAACCCCCTAGCATATCCATCATTGTCAATGCCAGAACCCTGAGTCTGTGTGGAAATAAATCCACCTCCTACATTGTAGTACGTTCCACTGGACGTGTGGGCCGAAGTTACGTTGCATTGCACCCCATAGTTTGTGGCGTTAATGTGATCTGTCTCGTATACCTTTATTCCTGCAGTGGCAGATACTGTTGCCCCTCCTACTGTAAGGTGACCAGCAAGCCACATATCACCGTCTTCGTCAAGGTGTAGCCTTGTTGTGATTGAGCCGCTAACATTGGCCCTGATTGAGAAGATATTTCCATCAGCCGTTACGTTGGCAAGGTTACCAGCACCATCATGTTCGTACACATCAAAGTTTATTAGCCCATATCCAGCGCTAGTCTTTGTGGTATCTGCCGTACCACCTATGGAGACAACGTTCCAGTTTATCCTATGTGAGGCATCGTCCTCACCAAGGGCGTAGATGTCGAGACCACCGTATGCCGCAGCTACCTTCCTCATGAAGCAGTAGGCAGAGGTAAGGCTAAGACCACTATACATTCCAGTGCTCACATCGGAAGAGTAAAGTACTATAGCTCCATCATCAGCCGCTCCCTGGTCTATCCCCAATCCTGCGGTTGTAAATGAGGATGTTGTTGTGCCTATCAATACTGGTCCAGCCATGTAGTTGTAGGCCCCAGGAGTACCGGAGTTTGTGGTTATGTATCCACTCTGCCATAGGTCCCCATCTTCGTCAAAGAGAAACACCGTTGTGTTTACGCCACCCTTGCGACATTGAATACTAAGTATATTACCATCGGCAACAACGTTGTCCACCCCAGTGCCTGTTAGCTGGGCTATATACATATTTAATATCCCATACCCAGCCCAGGTTTTAGTGGTATTGGCATTCTCGGCAAGGTACGCATTAAACGTCATAGCCAACGGTATACCATCGGCATCCTTATATGCGCTTAGCCTTAGTCCGCCAGATGCACCTTCGTGCGGTTTGAATGACGCATAGGTGTCAGTTTCTGCAAGGGTGGTAGCGCCATGGGCAACGTTGGTGTTCTTAAAGGCTAAAATTTCATCATCGTTTGCTCCCTGGTGTATGGTGAGACCAAGTGACATGTTGGCGTTTGAAGTTTCGTTTATGTAAATAGTATTGGAGAAGATAGCACCACCACTCTGCCAAGTATCACCATCCTCATCGACAAGCCAAACCGTTGACAGTGCTCCACTCTTATACGCTCTGAAAGCTACTATGTTACCATCTGCAGCAATATCAGCCAGAGCACCGAAACCATCTTGTTGATAGACGTTTATCGAAACAAGGCCAAGACCCGCAGTTGACTTAGTGGTATCTGCGGTTCCACCGTATGAGTCGAGAGTAAATACACCCTGTATGGCTGCAGCCTCAGCAATGGCTTCCATCCTTATCCCACCATTGCCAACCACTGCTTTCTGTAGGGTAAAGAAAGTATCAGTCTCGGTTATACCTGTTAAGCCATGAGAAACGTTTGTTGAATCCTTGAGTGCAAAAACCTCTGCGGTTGTCGCGGGTGCGTTGATAGTGATTCCATACTGCATCGCGGCGTTAGCGCTGTCATGGACGAAGTAAATGTCATTGGTCCAGTAGTGCTTATTTGTCCCACCATCTGCAAGCGCTGAATATGTGGTGTGAAGAAGTAATTTATGTAATGGGTTTGGCACTACCTGAAAACAGAATGTGGAATTGGTAACATCATAGATAAAGAACCCATCATCAGTACCACAACCCATACCGTAGTTCTGGGCATCGTTCTTGAAAACTGCGGTTGCTGCCTCATTTGTCCCAGCCGTCAGTTCAATCTTGCACGAACCTGTACTTGTTATTAAGATATTATTTATAAGACTCATAATTCCAGCGCCATCGAATCCCATAAGCTGGACCCAGGCCCCAGATGAATAACTCTTAAATGAAAACGTGTCATCTATGTTGGCGTTAAAACTCCACTTATCCGGGTTGTCATCTCCCTGATCTGCGTACATAAAAAAGTTTGCCGGGTTCGACTCTCCACCCTTGAGGTACATGTCTCCACCACTAACCGTTAGGTCAAGGTTAATCCCAACGTTGCCGTAAAAGGTAACCGTTGAGGAGGAGACATTCATTGCAAATGAGCCGCTAGCATAGACATAGAAACTACTCGTTCCAGAGCCTATGGAAGGAACTGAACCAGCAACCATGAACATCTCAGTATTATTGTTGGTTTCTCTGGCTATGAACCCAGGAACACCCCCAGCATCGAAAACCTTAACCCCTATGTTTACTGACTGGGTTGTAGTCTCTGCGGTCCCAAGTATCATGTTCCCAGGAATGATTACGTTCCCGGAGGTGTCTAGGTCAAACTTGTCAACCCATGCTCCACTGGCATAGGATTGAAACGTAAGATGATTGTCTATGTGCGAAGAACAAATCCTCCAATAATCAGGGTTCTCTGATGCGTTGTCTGCATAGAGGTACAAGCTGGCAGTAGCGTCCTCTGCGGCCTTAATCATTATAAAGTTCGCATCTACTTCGAGTGCTCCGGTCATCACCCTACTGCCATCAACCAACAGGTACTGGGTATGATCATCCTCCGATAAGCCAGAAATTGCTCCATGCCAGATATGTTGAGACAGGGCTGATGGTTTGATCTCAAAATGAACTGTCCCAGACGCAGCCACTTTAGTTATGATCCCTACTCTCTGTATGCGTGTAGTAGCATCTACTGTTGGCTCTGTTGCCGTCCATGCCCCTGCGGAAGTTGCAGACAGATAAACCTCATCACCTTCGTTAAGCCCTAGTGTGTTCTGTGTTACTTCGCGGGTATGAGCGGCTAGACCAAAACCGTTATTTGCAATAGATTCAATGATAACCATGTCGGCCCGGTCATGCCCTGTATCAGCCTGAGCCTTTTGAACCGTAGGCCAATTACCAGTTGATCCGCTAATATACACAAGGGTCCCAGCGGCAAGGGTGTCTCCTGTCTTGTTCTGCACAACCATCACCTGGTCATGCGCTATGTTGATCTCAACCCCAGAGTCATCTACACAAAATGGAAGAGAGCGCCCGGCTCGGTCCTTGCAATAGATGTCTATCTCAGTAGCACCAGGAGTGGGTGCGGCGGACTGGTCTTTAAGCGTCACCTGATCAAACTGGTGCTCTGCTATGACGTTAAAGTCAGCGTCTGATAGTAACATCCATGCCATGGCTTTATCCTAGAAAGTGGTGGCGAATGAGGCATAAGATTCGGTTGCCCTGTTCGTCCACGCTGTTGAGTATCCGCTTGTACCCTTAGTAAACGTTATTGCTCCAGTGGTGGTATCAATCTTCTTAATGAAGTACAGACCGTCCTTGTCCTCATACCCAAGATAGATGGTTGTAGTAGACGTGTCATAATTAGATAGCTTGTACTGGTCGAGCTTATCAAGGACGTACTGCTCAAGGTCATCAACCGCGACATACAGGTCTCCAGCCTCAATGACTGGTTGAACCATCTTCTCCCACTGTAGGGTAGACGTGTTCCAAACGTACATCTGGGAAGCGAGCCCTGATACTGTGGCGTCACCCTTGATCTCTCCGGTGTCGGGATCAAGTAAACCTATTAGCTGGTACTTATCAGTGTGTGCCTGTATGTTTGTTGACTTACCCATCTTGTCTCCTAAAAACTAAAGGGGTATAGGAGTGTAGTATTTATACTACATCCTAATACCCCTTTAATAAAAGTCAGCCACACCGTTCCGCGAGAGACCTTCCCCTATTCTAGTCTCCCTGACGCAGGCCCCTGATCAGCAAGCCCTCGCTGTCGCAAAGGCTAAGCCCACTCCTTCGACACGAAGTCGTAAGGGGATTGGTGTGGCGGGGAAGCTATTGACTATTTACCCATGCTTGTATTTCCTCATTTGATGGTATTTTGTTCCTTGGTAGCTGACCAACTCCATGACACCACTTGCAAGGTCGCGGGTACATCCACCCTTCGACCATAACTTTACCATGACCATCACACGCACTGCATACTGTGTGGTTCTCAATGAATGCACAGTACCTAGTGTCTGTGAGGACTAACTTCGATTGCTGGGCCGAAATCAGCCTCTTTATCTCCTCCGTAAATTCGTTTGATTCCTTCTGAGATGTACTCGAAGCATTTTTCGATTCTTTCCTTCTCTTCAGCATCTGGAGGATTTGTCGGATCAAAGGCAAGTTCGATAACATAATTCCACCTTTCCTCTTCTTTGGCAAATGGGTCATAGAATACTAAACTGAATCCAACACACGGTGCTTCCTTCTTGCTACATATCCTTCTCACAGCCTGTGCAGTCTTCTCTATCCATTTCGTCAATGTCATCATCGTCTTTTTTCCTTGGCTTGAAACCACATCGCTTAGTGCATGTTAGGCACTTATCACACGGATGCTGGGTTATGTCAGACGTTTCATAGAAATCACACTGGGTGCAATCTACCCATGCCTGAGGTTCCGGTGCGTAAGCATGGCTCACATCATCTCCTCTCTTTGGTATCTACGATAACCAAAGAATCCGCCACATGCCTTGCATATCATGACGCTTCTCTGCTCATCTTCCCTGAAGTTCTTGCAGTGACATGGTTTACCATTAACTATGTGCTGACAAAGGGCTCCGTATTGTCTTTCCGTTGTGGGGTCTGCAGCGCCCGAAGAAGTGACGGTACACACAACAACAAAGACCTCTGAGCTAAGGAGATTGCCAGCTTCATCGTATTCGTAATTTAGTGTTTCGTCCCTACTTGGCATTGTATCCTTATCCTCCAACTATTTCCACAGCATAGACACTTGATCTTTGTTGTTACAAATTTCTCAAGACATGGGAACCATGTGTCAAAGGACTGTGGTGTCCTTCCGCAAGTACATTTCCAATTCCAGCCTAGAGCGAACCGTTTCGCGTCCTTTACAATAGAGAACGTGCTTGGGCGCGGTTCTGGTAGGCAATACCCTTCTGATTGTTCCATTTTCGCGCCTGCCTCTTTGTAGGTTTAGTATTACTAAACTCGCAAGCGGCTAGGAATATAGGGTCAATCATGCGACTCTCTCGCTTCTTGAACCTTTCCCCAGCCACAACATCTAGTGGTGTGGTATTATGAATCCTGATCCATTGTCTCGGCACTAGACATTTCCTCCTGTTTCTGGGTTAGTAGCTCCTGGGTCTCAATGTCGGGTGAATACATACCGCAGAATCTTTCATCCTTGCTTGTAACAGGACGAAGCATCTGGGGGATGAAATTCAACGGCTGGCCCTGGTTTCCCATGGCAACCCTTGACATCTCGCCTGGCATTAGGATTACAGTTGGAACAGAGCCAAAGCAGAATCCTCTGCCACCGGGGTTTCCAGTCTTTGGATTGGTCTGTTCTTCCCAGTAAATACAGTTACCGCAAGTAAGTCTAAGTTCTGACATGCTATCCCTTTCTGTTTGGATTGATTGGGTTTTCTGGATGGTCTGGTCCCTTTACATCTACCACTCTCGAACCACCCTGGTGCTGCATGGTGTATCCATCCCTCGCCCAGCATGTACCCTTCAGGGAGAAGTTGGTGGGGGACATAACCCTGCGGAATGTACCACCAGTCTCGCCGCAAATACGACATGCACTTACTATGGTTTCGGGGATAAACCTTGGGACAGACTGATAGAAGAGTTCTTCTCTCCACTGTCCACATGACTCACACTCATACTCATAAATCGGCATCTTTCCTCCTTGCTAGCTTTCTGATCATCCTACCTAGCCAGCTAGGTTTCTTGATTGAACACCTACATGGAGATACCCGGATGAATGTGTTTCGGACTTCGGCTACTATCTTTTCGCCGCACCTAGCACACTCTATCCATTTGATGATCCCCATGTAGCTCACTCCTGTCATGGCATAGTCCTCACCAGGCAGTGAATACACATGCCATCCTTCAGAGCGATGCAGCCGCATTTGCAGCTTTCTTTGTCTCGCTCATTCTCTTCTATCTTCCTCAAGATAGAATCGGTTCTCACATGGTCGATCTGACCTGATGCGTAACTTCTGTCTTCGCTCATATTGCTGGCAATCCTCTCCGTCCCTTAAGCGTTTGGTACATGTATCGCTTCTCATCTGAGATAACAGTACCGGGATACTTATGACGGTATTGGTTAGGACATGCAACCATTTGATACTTAACATCTCTTGGGTCATGGTTGCCATAAGCTATCCTCCTCAACATCTTTGCTCTTTTACCGTTCATTCAAACTCCTAGTCTAAGTTGTTCATCGGGCAATCTGTTAGGGTATTTATGTCTACACCTTTTCCTGATTTTGCCAAGAAGATTACCTTCCAGAAGCAGTAGCGTTTCTCTGTTTGTTCCAGAGCCGGGCATTCGAGACAGTCTGAAGTTGAACTCCAGTTGCCTTTCCATCCTTCTCCGAACACCTTCTGTTTTCTCTTCTTCCTCATATAAATGTAACATACCCTTCCCAGAGTACCCCTTTTAGATAGATCGTATCAGAGATTCATTCAGTTTCACTGAGTCTAAAAGAGATTCATTGAGCTTATTTCTACGTCCTTCTATATCGGGGTTCAGAGTCGTTATCCCGATTGACTTATTCTCTGTCTCCCCATCAAGAACTTTGCCACCGTTTCTCGGTGATACATTCTTACCCCGGTTGCCAGGGCTATGTACGGAAGCCCACGGTGTCGTATAGAGGTAAGTTGCTTTAAGCTCATGTTCAAGAACTCTAATAGCTGCGCTTCGTTTACGAAGTCTGTCAGGTCTAGCTTCTTTTCTGACACTTAACACCTCCAAGGTTATCGGGCTGTCACACCCTTTAAGTTTTGCCGAACCCATCTTAGTACAGACTTTACAAAAGTGACCACCAACGTAGCATCTCATGTGGTCACAGTACTTGCTTAAAAGAGGCTTAGTTGATACGGTTCCCTCTTCTTCTCTTGCTTTGGCTTTGGTGGGGGGTCTACTTGCCATTCTCCCTCCTTATACTCGTACAGCCGATTGCACAGCCCGCAGTATGGATTGCCAAGATTGGTCCTCTGTTTCATTCTGATCTCGACTCTCTTCCACCTTGAGCAATGGTAACATATTGGGTCCTCTAGCAAAATACCACCTGGTGTTTGATGTTGTGTCGTTTGATGGTCCCAGGTCCCTTGAGCCCCTTTTCACCAAGCTCGTAGTACAGCTTGTTGATGCTCGTCCCGGTAACCATGAGGTCAATGACCTCTTCCGGTGTGAATCTGGGAAGGTCAATCTTGAGAATCGTTGTTTTCCGGTTTCGCTTGACAACAGTTCCCAGAACCCTCGCGGCACTTACCCTCGCAACTGCATACTCCATGTATTCTCCCTTCAAAGCTTATAGGAATAGGTTGTGATTCCATGATGTAGATTCTCCCACACTCAATACAGTAGGGATCACCACTCTCATCATAGTAGGATTTTAGTCCGCAGCCTGGACAGATTTCGATGTCTCTCATCTCTGATTCCCTTTCAAGAGTGTAGCTTTCGCCGCACTCAATACAGTGGGGTCCTTTCTCAGCGCTGTAATGGACTGGCTTTCCACAGCCGCGACATGTGTTGACTACACCCATCATTTCTTCTTCCACGTTTTGTATGCCGGGCAATGTACCCAACAGTTGTTTTGTCGGTCAACAAAGAATGGATGCTTACCTTGCTTCTTTCTCTCTGCCACTGTCATTCCAATGCACTTGGTACATGGGTGCGTTGGATCAGCGTTTCTTGATAACAAGTTTCCCTCCTGGTTAGTGTCCGTTCCATGTTAACTACCACTATAGCGCTTGCTGGGAATTTGTCAAGAATTTTGTTTGTTGAGGGGCTCAACCCAGATGTCAACCTCCTCATCATACAGGGTAGGAACGTGCTCCTCTCCAACACTGAACGACAGACAGTCAAGAGCTAACGTGCTCATCTCCTGCCAACAGAAGAGGAACTTCCCAGGTCCAACTTCTGCGTCACAAGCCTGCTTGATCTCAAGCGGCTCGAAAAGCTCAACGAAGAAGAACTCTCCGTTCTCCCTGCACAGTGCCAACCGCATTGTCTGGTTGGTTCTGTTCTCAAGGGTGAAGCATCTTTCCCTCTCCACCGGGGTCTCTGACTTCGCGCTCGCTCCAGCGCACCCCAGTGATACCATCAGCGCAATGATTAGTAGTAAACGTTTCATGAGATTCCTTTCTATCCCAAAAAGTAAACGCCAAAGACGATGAGCGCCACCAAAGCGCCAGCGCCTGCCAAAAAGTAAACTGGATAAGTCCTTGCATAAGCCTGGAACATGTCAACGTATTCTTTAATTTTTGCCATCATGATCTCCCTCCATTAGCTTAGATTCTAGCCTAAACACCCTGTCCTCCATGTTTCCCAATTTCTCCTGGTACTCAGCCTTGATCTCCTGCTTGGTGGCTGTGATCCTGTGATGAAGGACCTTCTCCACCTCGCTAAGACTTGAGCCAGATACTGCAGCCAGCGATACCCATGCTCCCCAAGCAAGTACGAATGGCAGTAGTAGCTTGGCCCAGTTTGCTATAAGGTAGTCTTTAGTCCTCTGTGTCATCTAATATCTCTCCCGGAATTAGACCTAAGCGCTTCAACATGTTAAACTCTCCAACCAGGCCGAAATCTTCGGCTAGGTCATCGGGTCCAACAAAAGGATTGAAGTCTCTAGGAAAACCTCTCCCTTTTAGCTTCCTCACGCTTTTTTCTGCGGCTTTCTTTCTTCGATAATCCTCTAGGTTTATAACTGTGGCAGACACCGCAAAGCTCCTTTCTCAGTGAAAGAGCGGGATTACAAGCTGCGGGGCAAGTCTCAGAGTGTGACTTAGCACAGGACCCCGCGCAGGGCTTACAGTCGATTGAGCAGTAAACTCTATTTGAACTCATCCTCATCCGTTCCTATCTTTGGGTTATATGCACTTATCCACTTCCTGTCTCTTCTTCGATCCTCCTTTATCTGCTTAGCCCGGTCATGCCTGAGGTTCGTCCTTGGCATACCGTACACATGATCCTCTTCGGGGATGCCAAGCCAATTCAAAAAAGCTCTTTGAGCTTCTTCTTTGTTAAGCTCCTTCATCTCCCAGTACGCCATGATGTCACCGAACTGTTGCTCGGCACAATCACAAAGCCAGTCCACTAACTCCACTGTCCTTAGCACTGCGTCCCGCGAGTACTTCTTTTCGTGGACTGGGTAGGAACCAAAGGCTCCGTTTTTGTGGTAGACATCGAATCGCTTATAGTGGTCAAATGATGTGGCGATTTGATCATTGTTACCCCGGTCAAGCCAAAGAATACGCACATTGGCTCGTCCAAGATCACGCACGATCCTGTCGAGATACATGACCCAGAATGGCGCGATGTCTCCAACAATCTTCCCCTCACGCTTTTTAAGCTCATTCAATGCTCCTGGGTATGTGTCGAATATGGGCCAGAACCCAATGCGACAACCCTCATGGGTAAAGCTGAACTGTGCGAAGGATTGACTACCAGAGCGGCCCGGCGTAATGCCGATTAGGTATTTCTTCATAATCCCCTTACCCCGCGCTTTCGCGCTTTGTCAATTACTTCCTTGTCAAAGCAGTCACGCTTTGCCAGTATCTGGTCAAATCCTGCGCTAGTCCTCTCTTTGCAACACGCACAGGTAACCTCTCTTATGTGATACTCTAAACCCATCGAATCGCACAGCTTCTTCAGCGACTCTAGCGACTCCGGGCCAGTTAGGTTTACCGTAATCGTGAAACGCAATGTAGCCCCCTTTTGGCACGAACCTACCAAAGTAGCTGTATTCATGCAGGACGTTGAGTTGTAGGTGTGAACCGTCAATCATCAAGAAGGGGATTGACAGTTCTCTGGGCCAGATGATGTCTTCTGACAAGCCATCCAGCCTTACTATCTTGTGATCCACTTTATGTCTCTTGAAATTATCCGTTACCTCCTTGACCCTCTCTTGCTGTATGGGACCCCTTGCTTCCGGTGTGCCACAGAAGAATTTGCAGTTAGGGTCTATGGTTACCACGTCAAAAATCCCATACTTGGCTAGCAGTATGGC